CGTTAAGAGCGCCAGGGGCAGCATAACGAGTGGTGTTGCAGCTGAGGGTGGTAACGGCCCAGAGGCACTCATCAATAGGGCGGATGTCAAGGTTAATCTTGACCTCGTGGTATTGGAGGGCAATCAAAGGAAGAGCAAGACCAGGGTTTGTGCAGAACCAGAATTGGAGGGGCACGTAAAGGGTGGTCTCAGGAAGGGCGTTACGGGGGGCACACACCTGGCGGGGAGCCTGGGAGTCGCAAGGACCATCAACATCAGCGAAAGAGGGATCAGTGATGAAGGTAAGTTGGGTGGTGTTACCAATCATCTTGAAGTAACCGCGTTGTTGCTCGGAAGTCATGGTAAGTTGGTTCCAGATGTGCATCCAGTCACCATATTGGCGGTCAATGCGTTGGCCACCAATCTCAACCTCAACTTGAGCGATGAGTTGCTCACCGGGGTAATCTAACCAACGAGCATACACGGCGTTGTTACCGGAGGTAATGTTGGAGGCGCTGCCCATAAGTTGGTTGATCTCAGGGAGTGTGACTTGGAGATATGTGCGGTAGGCAAGATCACCATTTCTGCTGATAATGCACGTGACGCGGCGACCGAAATCGGCTTGGCCGTTGAAAGTTTGCTCAATAGACTCAATAGCAAAGTTTGTGTAGCGTCTGTATGTGACTTTCCAGAAAGTAATTTGAGGGTTACCAGTAAGGTAAACATCCTGAGCGCCATAAGCGACGAGTTGCATAAGACCACCTCCCATAGTTATAATATTGCTAAAGAAAAAAATTTTAGGAAATATAATTTAATTAAATTTTTTTATTTAATTAGATAATACACTACAGATTTAAGATAAAATTTTATTTACGTCAAAATTACCCTTCATGAATGAAAGAAGGTAGGAATCCAATAAAACTTCTTTTTTCCCCTCGTGATTTTTGGTAAAAATATAAGAATCCCTTTTTTTCTTAATACTCCACCCATCGTTGATTGCATTGAATAAAAAAAGCATTTTTTGAAATTTAATATTTTCAATTCTAATATCATAATTTGGCCCTCCGGCGCTTTCAATGTTTAACTTTAATTCTATTTGATTTATTTCACTCATTTATTAAAATTATAGAAAAGTAAAATACGGTTTTAACTTGAAATCTTAAATCATGGATTTTATATATTTTCAATCAATAATCAATTAAATAAAAAATATAAATAAATACTAGATTACTTAAATGCCGTCGTTTAAGCCCAAAACCGTAAAAAAAATTAAGGTTAACAAAAAAAATTCAACAACCTTAGACGGCAAGCATAAGGAATTCGTCAATGAATTTAATAAAGACGAAAATGATAAAATCCCTCGGCTGAAAAAGGAAAAAATGGAAATTAAAAGTATCCTTGAAAAAAATTCCATTGAAAACACTTTGACTATTGAACAAGTAATGGATTATCACGACAAGCTAGAAGAGATAACAAATCAAATTAAACAAATGAAATCTAAGAAAATTGACTATTTCCTAGACAACTCTAAATATATTTTTGATTATTTTGAAAATAAGAAAGACATTTCTATTGGAAACACAATAACCACTAAAAATAAAATGTTGGAGTCTTTTTTTAAGATGAAACCTCAAGACAATTCCAGTGTAATAGAAAGTAAAAATAATAACATCTTTCAAAAATACCTTAGTAACATTGATGAATCTTTTTTGGATATTAATGCATTTGTAAGACCAACTGACGTTTGCCAATCGTGCTTCAAAGGCGAATTAATTCCAATGGATGATGAAGGGGTTTTGATTTGCAATTTATGCTCAAAGAACTTTCAGTATTTGATTGAGAATGAAAAACCATCTTACAAAGAACCTCCAAAGGAGGTTTGTTTTTATGCTTATAAAAAGATTAATCATTTTAAAGAAATTTTGGCACAATTTCAAGGCAAAGAAACTACTCAAATACCGATAGAAGTTATTGAAAATCTTAAACACCAAATTAAAAAGGAGCGCATTGAATATTCAAAGCTTACTTATTACAAAACCAAAGAGATACTGAAAAAACTTGGTTATAATAAATACTACGAACACATAAATTTTATCAAGGATAAATTGGGAATTAAACCTCCAATTATCTCCCAAGAGTTGGAAGAGACACTCTGTAACTTCTTTATGGAAATTCAATATCCATACGCAAAACATTGCCCAGATTATCGTGTAAACTTCTTACATTATTATTATGTACTTTACAAGTTGTTTGAATTGCTGGATGAAACACAGTATCTTCCAGAAATTCCAATGTTAAAGGATAGAGAAAAGTTGATTGAACAAGATACCATTTGGAAAAAGATATGCGAGGAATTAGATTGGGAATTTATTGCGACTATTTAAATTTGAGTTTATTTTTATAATCTTTCTAATTGGCGTTCTAATCTACTTTTTTTTGCTTCTTCTTCTTCTAATAGATTTAATAATACTTGATGTCTATTGTATATGGCTTGTGACAATGTTACATAAGCGTCTCTGTCAGTTCTTATAGAGAATTTTGGTATAGAAGCTTCGTCTAGAATTTGACCAGTTTTAACTGGTCTTACTCTGGCCATAATTTGGTCACGTTCAGCCGTCATCTTTTGTATTTTTGCCTTAACTTGGTCTAGTTCATCATCTGCTGCAACTCTTCTTCTATAATAAACGTTTGACCCACGGTAGTTAGTTTCAACTACTCTAACCCACCCAAGAGCTTTTGTTGATGCGTCTAATGCTGCATAATCTCGTTCATCTAAATGAATATTAGCTGTATTTCTTGCTCTCCAATTTAGGTCATCTTTTTGCTGTCTTCTTCTGTAAATAGTGGTTGAGTCCCATTGAGGACCTTCGGTATCAAATGCAACCCAATTTTGTTTTTCTTGTTGAGGCAAACTGTCATATTCATCTTGTCTAATTCTAGCATTTGTGTCTCTTGCAATTTCTTGCATTCTTCTAGCTGCAGCATCAATTCTTGATCGTTGTGCTTCTTGGGTTCTTCTTATTTTTTGATCACCCATTGTTGTGTTTGCATTTTTTATATGAAAACATTCGTCAGAGTAATGAGCCTGTTCTTCTGATGATAATCTCATAAACTTTTGTTGTTCAATTTGGTTGGGGAGTTCCTGCCAACTTCTTACTCCGCCTCTCATTGATCGTTTTTTATGTTTTCTAGTTTTTCTTCCTCCTTTCATTCGTTTTTCTCTTCGTCTTTTTCCTCCATGACCAAGGCTACCAAATGAACCTACATCATGACCTTGTTGGCCTGGAACCACGCTAGCCATTGATGACATAGAATCTTCGCCCTCTGTGTTAAATGAACCTGAATCGGCATCATCAAATTGCTGAGTTAAATTTAATCCTTGAAAACCAGATTCTTCATCCGTAAATCCAGAATCAGGGTTCATGTTGGCAGTAAGGTCACTCAAATGCATTGATCCAGGCGTATCCATATCAATAAAGTTTGGTGAACCTTGTTGTTGAATTGGTGAACCAGGAGGAGTTAACACTCCTACACCACCTCTTTTATTCATTTTTCTATTTTTTTTTGTATTTCTTCTACACATCTTCATAGTTTTTCTGTTTTTTGTTCGCGTCATATAAAATAATATGATATAATTAAATTATCATATTATTGGTTCTATACTATGTGATTGAGGTAAATTTAAAGCCCACCTGGGAAACCCACAAGATTGGCACCAATGCCAAAACCAGCACCAGAACGCGTGGTAACGCCAATGCTTGGGACGTATGTGTCCAAAATGCTAAAGGTGGCAGCAGCAGTTAAGGCAAGTAAAACAATCTCCTCAATATTTAATGAACGTTTAGGAATGGCGTATGCAGCAATGGCCACCATCAAACCTTCCACTAAATACTTAATGACTCTCTTGACAAGCTCGGTGATATCAAACATCTATATTAATTAATAAGAAAAAAATATATTGTGCGATAAAAAACTTAAAATAAAAACTACTAAATAATAAAATGGTAGGTCATTCAAAGGAAAAAAAACCAGAAACTTCAAAGGAAATTTGTGGATTTGAGAGAAAGTTGACGGAAGCTGGTTCAATTAATCCTAAATATGTTGATGTGTTGGAGGAGGACAAACAAATCGCCGGGCAAAAATTTGTGTGCATTTCTTTTATTTCCCCCGAAAAAATTGTTAAGCTAAAGGAATTGTTCTTTTTTGAGGAGTTCCTAAAGAAGTGGGAGTTTTCCAAGAGCATGGAAAAGTTCATGCAATTTCTAAATTTTGTCAGTTATAAATACAAGTTATCGTTTGATGATGTCTCAAAGGATTATAAAGAGTTCTTAAATGACGAACAAGAATTATTGGTAAAGGGTAACATGGAGGATGATTACAAGACTTTCTTGGACCAAAACGAGACGGAGCTTGAGAACGCATTTAATGTGAAACACAATTTTCAAACTTCTACGCGCGGAATTAAGAT